TGCCTTCGGGGCCAGCATCTGGGCCACACCACCCAGAATCATGCTGGCTCCAAGTGAAAACAGCATCGTGGTGGCAGTCAGCCCTCCGGCACTCAGGGCTGCGCCCCATGCCGCCAGTGTTGCACCACCAGTGAAAAATGACCCGACAATCGCTGCAACCCCCAGCACAACCTGAAAAACACCATTTCCCCCGGCCCCTGCCAGCCGCGGTACAATATGAATCACGGCCCTCCCGCTCAGTGGCTCATGAAGACGGGCATACACCGCCTCCGGCGCGGTATCCTCACCGGCAATACGTATCTGATACCAGCCTTCGTTCATCTGACAGCGGAATCCCGGCACCTGCAGCGACAGGGCACGGATGGCCTCCGCTGCCGTGTTCACATACAGGCTGATGCGGCGACCAAATCGTTGTAAATCCCCGTGAAGGCAGATGCGGACCAGTGGCGGTGACGCCAGACAGAATGCGTTCGTCGTTGCCATTTCTCTGAATACCTCTCCCGTTTACTCAGTTGTTCAGGTATATGGTGAAGCAGTTCACCGTTGCCACAGTAAATGGCGGCATGATTCGGCACCGATGCGCCAAAGCAGCACAGCAGAATATCGCCTGCCTGTGCACGGGACGGAGACACCCGGTAAAAGCCGTTTTCCGCCAGGTTGTCCAGGTACAGGTTCTGACCGTTGCGCCACCAGTCATCCTCACGCACAAAATCCGGCAGCGTTATCCCCGCCAGATGGTAAGCATCCCGGAACAGGGTGTAACAGTCCGTCACCCCGTGCGCAAAACGTCGCCCGGTCAGGTGCGGCACACAGCGGAATTTGTGAATGTCACCCCGGCTGACCAGCCACCAGGGCAGTGCGCTTTTTATCTGCAGCCGCCGGTCAGCCTCGCTCAGCCAGGGCAGACCACCGGGATGACTGTGGACCAGTGCCACAATCTCCCCCTGCATCTCTGCCCGCAGCCAGTCTTCCGGGGCAATACGAAAATATGCCTCAGGCTCTGCAGAGATATTCACGCACGGCTGGTACATGTTGCCCTCCGGCGTGCTTATCACGAAGCCGCACGACTCCTCAGGCGCACACCGCCGGGCATGCGCCAGAATCGCTGATTCAGTCTGTGTCATAAAACAGGATTTACTGCGAAAGTTTATTAATGGAAAGGAAACCGCCAAAATTGACCGCCATGCCGCGCATCTCACACCCGCGCATGCATTTACTGCATCTGTCCTTCCGGATATCCGTGGTGGGGTTGTCGAACTCATCCGCCACTGCCCCGCCCGTGTAACCACACTCATCAGAGCGGTAATCCCACATACAGGTGTTCGCCAGCATGATGCGACCGGGAAACAGCGCACCGTCCGTCTCCGTCGGTGTCGCCAGCACAAACGAGGCCGTCATGGACGTCAGCGCTGACATCTGCTCCACCACCCACCGGTCCGTCAGCTCCTGCTCCGGGTCTGCCTCAGGATTGCCTGCCACAAAGTTCACCGCATCCAGAAAACGCGCATACACCCGGCGACGGACCACCGTGGCACCCACCAGACTCTGCAAATCCTCCGCCATCCCGGTGACAAGGCCAAACAGATTGGACACCGTCAGCGACGGGCGGGCACTGCTGCCCTTTCCGTTCATCTCAAAGCCGCTGCCCTCAATCGGGTACGCCTGATATTCACGCCCCTGCCAGGTCACCGGCTCCCCTTTTTCATTCAGCTCATTGCAGAAAAAATACCGCTCACCGCCCTGCGCCGTCAGGTCGATTTCCCAGAGCACCACCCGCGGTGACTGCTCTGACTTAACCGACTCGTTCAGGCTTTCTTCGTGAATATCCTGCATCAGTTCACCACCTGCTTAAACTCCGCGCTGAACTCAACGCGCAACATCCCGACCCGCGCAGACCACCCGGCACAGGTCACCTTTATCTGCCGGTATGCATAGGGTGGCTTCCACAAAAATGCCTTCCAGCCACCGTGCTCTGCCAGGAACGCTTCCAGATGACGGGCCTCCTCCCGGGTCACGGAAAGCATCACCCGGTATGTTTTCAGGTCAGCATTCAGCCCTGCCGCCATACGCTGTGAGTACCCGTCACCAAAACGCACTTCACGCACCGATGGCTGCGAGTTCACCTCCATATCCGGTTTCACTTTCCAGCGAAAGGTTTTCATCGCCCGCTCCCCGATAACAGACCGCCATCACGCAACTGCAGCCGGAGCTCATCCTGCGCACCTTTACGGGCCATCTCATACACCGCTTTCATCAGCTGCGGCCCGGCCTGTCCGTTGATGCCGTCGTTCTGAATCACCACGTGATTGTTCTGATTAAAATTAATGCCTTCGGCCCGCCGCATCTGCGCCGGACTTCCGGCAGCACCCACATACCCCCCTTCCGCATAGCCCCGCATCAGGCGGTACAGGTTCCCGACACCAATCCGGCTGGTTGCCTCCTTCGTGAAGACAAACTCCCCGCGGTGGACAATCCCCGCTGGCTCATATTTGCCACCGGTTCCCGTAAATCCCCCGGTCGCGAAATGGAAGTTCGCCGCCGCAGCCTGAATGGCCGTCCCCGTGGAAGCGGATGCGCCACCACCGAAAGCACCACCAATGGCGCTGCCGATACGCCCGACAATCCCCACCATCGCCTGCTTCAGAAAAATCTCTGTCAGCATGGAGAGCACGGAACGGGTGAAACCACGCCAGTTCTGTTCGCTGCCGGTCAGCATCGCTGCCATATTCTGTGCAATACCGTCAAAGGTCTGCGTGGCCGCGCTTTTAACCTGCGAAAAACTGTCCGTCGCACTTTCCGCCCACTCGCCCCAGCCGGACTTCAGACCCGCCATCCAGCTTCCACGAAGCTGCTCCTCCGCAGACCAGGTGTTCTTCAGTGCAGATGTGGCCTTCGCCAGCGCATCCGGATTATCACCGTACACGTCACGAAGGCGCTGCTCTTCCGACTCCCGCTGCGCCTGACGGTCGGTGAGGCCGCGGGCTTTTGCGCTGATGGCGGCCTGCTTCGCGCTCTGCTGCTGTTCAAACCGCGCCGCCTGCTGTGCCAGCTCATTCAGCCGTTTCTGGTGTTCAACCTTGTCGCCCAGGTCAGCCAGCTGGCGTTTGTACTCCAGCGTCTCTTTCTCATGGGCCAGCAGGGATTTTTCCTGCTCAGATAACTGCCGTTTCGTGGCGGCCTCTTTCAGGACCACATACTGATTTTCCGCTTTCCATAAATCCCGGCGCTGCTGGCTGATTTTTTCATTCGCACCGGCATGCTTTTCCAGCGTCCGGAGTTCTGCCTGAAGCGTCAGCATGGCTGCATGCGCCCGGTCTTCCTGGCGCTCACCGGCAGACACCTTCACACCGGACGGCTTTTTCTGCGTCGACTCATAATCCTTTTTTGCCGACGCCATCAGCGTGTTGTAATCCGCCTGCAGGATTTTCCCGTCTTTCAGGGCCTTATTCAGCTCTTCCTGCCGGGCGGTATATTTCTCCAGTGGCGTCAGCAGGCGCTCATACGCCTTCTGCGCCTCTCCGGTATACTTCAGCTGTGACGACTCACGCTCAGCCCTGTCCCTTGCCGCCAGTTCACCGGCTTTTTCCATATCCGACTGCAGCGTTGCCGCTGCCAGACCCAGACGGGCATTTTCCCGGTCATCCCATGCGCCCTGAAGGTTGGCCCGGAAAGAGGAGGTTTTACCGCGGCGCTGGCTCCGGCTCTGGTACCACTGCCATTTTTTATCCGCCTCATCAAATGCCTTCTGCGCACTGGCGAGCATATCCGCTGAGGATTCCGGACGACCGATATCCAGAATGGCATCCCACATCGATTTGAATGCCTTCCCTGTTTTATCCGCCCAGGTCTCCAGTGTTCCCATGTTTTCTTTCAGGCGACGGGTCTGCTCATCAAAGCCTTTCGTGGCGATATCGTTCGCCGCCTGTAAGGCCCCGGCCTCGTCTCCGGAACGCTGCAGTTGTGCAACATACGCAATCTGCTCTGCCGTCACGTTACGGAACTGGCGCGCCATCGCCATCAGTCCCGACGTCGGGTCAGTGGTCAGCTTCCCGAAGGCTTCAGCGACTTTATCCACCTCCACACCGGATGCAGACGCAAAACGCGCGACACTCTGGTTAATGGCATCAAACTGTTCACCACCACGCACACCGGCATTCACCAGGGCTGCCAGTGACTCTCCCGCCTGGTTAAACGTCAGCCCTGCTGCCTGCCCGGCTCTTGAGAGCGTCAGCATACGATCGGCAGTCAGTCCGGCCTGATTGCCGGAAAGGACCAGCGTTTTATTAAATTCTGAAAGCGTGGAATCCCCCTGGTACCAGGCGTACGCCAGCGCACCTGTCGCCACCGCCAGCGAGGTGACCCCGACCATCGGCAGGGTGATCGCACCGGCAAGCCCCCTGAACATGGGGATCATCCCGCCGAAGGAGTCCTTCACCTGACCGCCCTGTTGCAGCAGGATGAGCCAGGGATTCTGACCACCGGCAAGCTGCGTGGCGATATC